TGTCGATATCCTTGTACGACCCGTACAGGGCACCCGCCGTGAGGTCGTGCAGCTTCGACAAGTCCGCGCCGCCGTACCAGTTTATTTTCAGCCCGGCCAGATACTTTAGTGCAGCGTCCAGCCACTTCTTATGATCGCGTGGGTTGTCCGGTTTGTCCGGTATGCCCAGTGCTTTCGCACAAGCAGCATCGGATCGCTGGAACTCCTTGAGGTCAAAATACGCTTTCATCGACGATGTAAATACGTTCAGGCTGCGCGTCAGGAAATTCTTCCGCTGCTGCGGGTCGTTAAGCGCCTGTTGCGCGTCGTTCATTATGTCGGCTGGGCGTATCGTCACGCCGTAGGACGGGTTCGCCATCTGATGGACTTTCTCGTCCAGGAAATCAACATTGCCTTTCTCGTCCTCCGGCGCTTTGCAGATGAATATAAAATACTGGTCATCCTCTGCGAGACCGTCCAGCACCTTCATGCAATACTTCAATCGCTGATAACAAAAGCCCGTGATGTTATCCCCTGCCGTTGTAATCCCGATCACCAGCTTATTGGTATACGCTTTGGTCGCATCCTTGAGCTTGTTATACTGCTCCGGCGATTTATACACTTCCAACTCGTCCGCAATGACGATGTTCGCGTTAAAACTGTCCTGCGCATCCGGGTTTCCCGCCAACGCCTCAAGATGTATCGCACCGCCGCCGATGTTGTCGTGCGAGATGCTGTGCTGCATGTTGTTATCGAGGATCCGCCATCCGTCAGCCTGGGCGTCCTGTTTGCTGTCGTACAGTACCGATGTCAGGTTGTACTGCCAGCTATCGTAGGTCTCCATCGCCTGTTTGAGCACATAGGCCACAACGTAGACCTTTGACGCGCTGGCGCGCTGCAGTATCGCGAGCGCCCAGGCTAACGCAGCGACAAACAGCGTTTTGCCGTTTTTTCTCGGAACAAAAATGAACGCCTCTTTGATGCGGCGTTCGTTCGTTCCTTTTTTGAAAAATATCAGCATACCGTATATGCAAAACTTCTGCCACGGCTCCAATATCAGCGGCGTTCCCCGCAGCGGTGTTCCGTCCAGGCGTTCACCCTGCCTGTGCTTGAACGTCGTTTCGATAATGCCGATTACAAAATCAGCGTCCTTCGTCCTGATATCCCATTTGCCCGATTCAATGTCGTCGAGAAACCGCTTACACGCTTGCACCCGGTAATGCTCCGCTACGATGGAGCCGTCAACAACGCCTCGCGCATATGCCAATACCTCGTCGGCGTATTTGCCTTTCATCTTCCCAGCTTATCCAGTGCCGCTTCGAGCCCGTTCTTTTTCTTCTGTGGTTTTAACTCTGCAGGGTTGATCTTTTGCAGGCCCTGCACTGTAAGCCCGAGCTGTGCAGCATATGCCAGGATATCCTTTCGCAGCGACTCGAGCGTGGTCACGATGGGTGCTTTTTTGGTGCCTGTCTGCGTTTCCTCCGCAAAGTCGTAATCCGATTCCTCAAATCTCTTTGTCAGGATGTCGTACTGTTCGCGTAGTTGACAATATATCCGTATTATCGGATCAAACTCCGGTTTATAGACGCCGAGCGAGATCATGTCGTCTCGCACGACCAAGCGCATCGACCGCTTTCTCGGCATGCTCTCGCCTCCTTAAAATTTTCAAATTCACGCCAGAGAGGGAAAAGATTCCCCCCGCCGGTTCGCACCCCCCGCGAGAATTTTTTCATCAACGGGGGGGATCACAGTTAGACCCGCGGTTCCAGCTTATTGTGGCACGCGCCACAGAGCGAGCGTCCGTTGTCGAGATCATATGCCAATTCCGGATGCGTCCCAACCGGCTTGATATGGTGCGCATGTGTCGCAGGTGTCTTGCGTCCATATCTCAGACATTCAGTGCACAGGTACTTATCTCTGCGCAGCACCTTCTCACGCCAACGGCGATGCTTACCGCTCTGATAATGTTTGTTGTCCGGCATCTCCTTGTATCTCCATCCAAACAAAAGGCAAACTCTTTAGCTATGGCGCATTATTCCCTTTTTGATTTTCTCGGCGTAATCGTATTCCATCTCCCGAAAACAAACACGAAACGGGCAAAAATAATGCAGTTGGTCTACTTTGCGGAGCCAAATACAATCTCGGCAGATTGATTTGGCGAATTGTTTACGTGTTAGCTTTTCGGTCATAATAACCACCAAACAAAAAAGCCGCTCCTTTCGGAACAGCTACATCTTGTAGATACATTTCTACAGTTATACTATATCATGTCAAGTTTTTTAATCAAGCGTCATTTACAGGCACTTTGCGGCTTTTTGCGTCACTTTGCCGCGCACGGTTGCTATCTTCTCAAGTGCCGACCGCTTTATCTGTTTAAGTCGTGTTTCCCCGCATCCATTTCGCTCCATCTCCTTAACCGACATCCCCAGAAAATACCGCTGCTCTATGTATAACCGCTCTTCGTTTGTCAAGTCAGCCCTGCCTACAACCATTCGCCTGTCGGCCAGTTCGTGTTCACACGCAAGTATCTGATCGGTTATTTCGTCCGAGATTTCCTTAAGCTTCAGATAGAGCTTTTCAAAGTCAATCACCCACGGCACCGGCCTGTGTCCTCCGTCCACCCGCACCTTTTCCGTATCAACCGCCATGTTCTTGTCGCCTTTCGGACCTAGCTTCAAAGCTAGTTCTTTCAAGTGCAGGCGCTGGGATTGCTGGAGTAGAGCATTGATGCGCTTTTCGATGATGGTGTATTCAGAAAGCCATTTCTCTGTTTCGATTAAGTGTTTGTCCATTCAATCCTCCCTATACTTTGTCACTTTAATTGTCTTGTGCGCTTCCCGGTTCTGACACCGCCCCACCAGATAGTCAATGCTCACATCAAACATATCCGCTAGTGCTATGATGGCCGGTAGACTTGGAATCGACTTGCCGTGTTCGTAGTTGGAAAGCTGGTACTGCGGTATGCCGGTCTCGCGTGTTATGTCTGTTTGGAAGAATCCATACCCAGCTCGGCGTTGGTATTGCATAAAAGCACTGATGTTTTTTACAACTTTTACTCTATCAAATTTAATCATTTTTACCTCCGTTTTTCGCTGTAGTGTAGTCAAACCAGAAAACCGCCATACGCCTTTATATTTTTAATTCTATATTGTTAATAATATAGTTTAAAAGGAATAGATAAGTTATGGTATCTACTTGACTAGGTTGACTATGCAAGGGTTTTCCGCTTATTTAAAGGCTTTTTTACATAGTCAGCTACTTTTCAACTTTTGACTAGGTTTAGCGTTTCATAGTCAAAACTCGCTTCCATTTAATAGTGACCTAGTCAAAACTCACAACCACTTTTGACTAGGTTTTTTTGTGTGTTTCAACAAGCTTAAACCCCCTTTCTTTTCGTGGCCCTGTTGTTGTCCAAATAGAACGCTCAAACGGCACAAACATCTTTTTTGTACAGCGCGTAAACTCCGAATAAAACTTTGTAGACGATAACGGCCTGTGTCCATTATCATCACACCATATGCGGTACTGCGTATAAACATCGGCACGTAAAATACTATCCGGCGGGTTGTCCATCAGATCATCAACAAAGCACTCAATCGGATTTGACGCCTGCCTGAATGCTTTCATCAATGCCTGATGCTCGTCTGTTTCGGTGAACCCACCAAAGAGCAACAAATCTTTGTACCCTTGATAAGCCCAATTAAAAATACCCGGCAACTCAGCAAGCAGCTTGTCATAGAGCATGATGTCTTTTTCCTTCTGGAGCGGGTCGCTTTTATCCGGGAAATCCACAAACTTGCACGGGAAGTCGATAATCATTAACCGTCTTGCAAGCCCGTCCGACGTGTCGCTTGACCGTAACTGCCCGTTGCAACAGAAAATCATCTTTGCGCGTGGCTTGAACTTTATAAAGTCCTTGCCCTTATAGCATGCTTGTATACTCTCACCGGACGCAATCTGTTTAAGCATTTCTTCTGTTGCCGACAGATCACTCTTAATTTCCCCGGCGATGTTCAGCAGCGATGTCCGCAGATGTATCCGCTCAAACGCCTCGGTTACGCCCTGCGGGGTGATGTGCGTCACGTTCTCCGAACCGAAAAGTTGTTCAAGTATCTTGGTAAAAACCGTCTTGCCGTTGCTCCCTTCGCCGGTAAGTACAAACAGTTTTTCATGTCGGCAATCGCTGAACAGCACATAGCCAGCGATAAATTGCAGGTTCTCCTGCCGCTTCGGGTCATTGTCCGTTACTTCCTCAATAAACTGCGTCCACCTCGGACACTTAGCATCCGGAAGATACGGATATGGCAACTGAATAGAGCAGTAATCATCTTCTGAGTGTTCTCTAAAATTGCCCGTTTCAAGCTCCAACGTGCCATTGATAAAATTAACAACCGGCTTACGGTCAAACTCCTGCGTAGTCAGTACTTCCGGGCGCATCAGTTTTTTTATGGGCTCCAGCTTGCCGCCCTGGGTGAACACGCCGAGCGTATCAGAGATGTACCCATGGATCACTTCATCACTGAGAAGTGTCCACTTGCCCTGTGGAACATACTCATAAAAGCCGACATTTGGCACATAAAGCAGCTTATGCGCTTTGAGGATTTCCGAAACAACGATATGCTCCGGCGGTGCCTTGAAACAGGCGGATTGTACCTCTTTCAGCCATACAGAAGAAAACTTCTCCAGCTTGGCGACATTAGCGAACAGCTCAGCGAGTTCAGCTCGCTCCATCAACCGAGCGGCTTTGTAAGCAAATGCTTTGAATTCGTCTTTGCTATCAATTGATTTTGCGAGATATTCGATTCCGTCTTGCAAATCTAAATCTTTTATCTCGTTACCGTCTGCGTAGTAATCGCTGATGTCTTTGTACTTTTGCGGAATATCAGCTACTACGAATGGAACTTTATGCGAGAACAATATCATTCCCAGTCGCTGCGTAAATTGGCGCCCACCATCGTCATTGTCAAAGGTCAGTATCACACGACGATAGTTCTTTACAATAGCAAGGACGCTTTTTAGCGTTTCTTTGCCGAAATACCCGCCCATCGTGGCAATCACCGGGAAGCCGCTCTGGTCGATGCTGATGGCGTCAAAGCAGCCCTCGGCGATATAAATATCATCCTCGCCACGGTCAAGCGTATGCAAGCCCCATGGGTCATACTCGGTCATATCATCTAGCGGCGGCTTGAGGTATTTCGGTTCCTGCCCGGGCTTGGTTGCGCGGGCAACCCATGAAAAGACGTAGCCGTTTTTGTAGTACGGGATAGAGATTCGCCCGGCAGCAAAGCCGTATTTCTTCTCACCTTTTACGATAACGTCAGTGCCAAGCCCCGTGTAGCCGATACGGAGCCTGTTAATTGTTTCATCGGTGATACGTCGGCTGTGCAGATACTCTCTATCCTGCGGGCGTAAATCCTCATGCCAGCCTTGTATCAGCGACACCCTCCGCTGTGTGCGTTGTTTCCAGTCGGCGTAATCGCCATTGCTGATAACACCGGTGAGCCGTGCAAGCTCGGCTATGGCAAGCCCCCTGTCGCCGTTGTGATTGACCAAAGCGGAGAGGTCAATGACATCCCCGCTCTCGCCCGACCCGAAGTCATGCCAGTAGTCGCGCCGAACGCTGAAGCTGTGCGGATTTTTCGCACCTGTCCGCAAAGGCGACACACAGCGATCACCGTCCTTTCGGATTGGGAGCCCGATGCGCTGGGCGTAGTCGATGCAGGATATTCGTTGTTTGATTAACTGGATGTCGTACATATGCACCTCGTTTATTTTTGGGTATTTAACATTCAGTGTGGATTTAAGGGAAAAAACTATTAAAATTTTCCCTCATCCATAATTTTCAATAATGTGGTTATGTCCATACTGAAACCCTCATACTCATAATCCTTATCATGTACTATGCTTTTAGCATAACATATACACGATAAAGGTTGATTTAACAGGGTTTCAAGTAAACTTTTATATTGCCCATGAGTTTATTACTTTAGCCGCTAATTTTTTAGATTCAGCATTTCCATACTTATATAGCGAAAGCCACCCTGCCATATCTCTAGCCTGTTGAAATGCTTTTTTATTGTTTATTTCATCCTTTTCTCGACATTCCTCCATTCGTAAGAGGTAAGACTCTAAAACATAAGCGTTTTTACATGTTTTGCTACAAAGAACATCTCCTGCATAGGTTGTAAAATATTTATTAGTCATGCTTCCGCACATATCACACTTGGCAGACATCTTACTTACCCACTTTTAGAACGCCATCTTTTAATAACTGCGGAGTTTCATAAACGTTGCCTATCACAACTCCTTCAATCCAATAATAATCCCTATCAAAGTTAGCAATATCAAGCATAGTAATATAACTATCTGGCAATCGGTCACAAGCCAAAATAAATGTTCCCGCTTTAAACTTTACTTCACCTATATACATTTTGTGTCTATACAAAAATTTAACTATATCCCATTCGTATATCTCAACTTCATCATCTGTTTCATCATGCAAACCTGTGTATTGCATTAATTCAACTTCATTTTTTCTATACTTGAAACTATCTGTAAAATGAGCACTGCTTGTTGCATCTTTCCCATAAACCATCTTTTTCTTATCTTTTATCCATGCTCTAAACTTAATTTCTCTCATAAGCAAACCTCCTATCTATTAAAACCACCATGAAAGTTAACGCAGGGTTGCTATTTATCAAAACATGCTTTTGTGGTTAACCCACCTTCAAAGTTAAATACCCTTATTTTTTCGCTTCTCGCATATCTGCTCCGCAGTTAGGGCAGAAGTTAAACATATTATCAGCATGCAATTGACATGCAGAACAAAACACGCCAAGTCCGTTTTTCTTTGGTGCTTTTTTGTCAGGAAACTGTTCTTCCCATGTTTTCCACTCCCCGCGCTTCGGCTCAACCGTCGGCGCTTTGTCGATAATATGGAGTGTTTCTTCGCGATTATAAAACTGCGGCTTGTTTATTACTCTTACCCATGCATCCAAATCCTTTTTCAGCGCATCAGCGTCTATCAGTCTGCTCATTTTTCTTCCTCCTTTCCCTTCAACGTTCCCGCCTGTAAATGCCGCAGGAGCGTCTTGTAATAGTCCTTGCAATACTTCTCGTCCGGTTCTTCGCCTTGCTGTCCACAGTCCCGGCATACCCATTGGCGCAGACCGTTCATGATAGGGCCGTATGCTTTGTTTGAGTGAGTGCAGGTCATTACCGCGCCTCCTTTGGTTCATTTGTTGGTGTCATTGGCGTGCCTCCTTAAAATGATACATTGTAACCGCTATCGGGAACGGCTCAACCGCCCACCGCTTTTTTTCGGCAAGGGCTTTCCGTATGCGCTCATTCGCTATGTCGCAGTAGTGCTTATCCAGTTCAAAGCCTATGAAGTTGCGGTTGTTAAGCAATGCCATCTTTGCTGTTGTTCCGCTTCCCATAAATGGGTCTAAAACCGTATCGCCCGCGTTACTCCATGAAATAATGTGGTCATTTGCTAATTGTTCGGGGAATGGGGCGGGGTGTCCTTGGGTTTCAGCATTTTTCCCAATCGGGATTCTCCAAATATTAGTACGCCTGCCTACATCTTTGCGAACGAAATAGCCTACGCCATCTTTCTGATTTCCTTTGTTTATACACGCATCTTTCTTCTGTAAGCGTCCTCCACTTACGTTAGGCTTGTCCTCGATGAAATTCATGGCGTTTGGCTTCCCTTTTGACAGCACAAACATATACTCAAAAATATTGTAGTATCTGTCTTGTGTGGGAATCATAGCTGTTTTTTCCCATATCATCGTGTCGTGCAGGTTGAATCCACACTCTTTGAAATATAACGCTTGTCGAAACGATGTTCCGGTTTCGCTCCCATTTATTGTCGCGTCTGCGACTATCCACACAACTACACCGCCGTACTTCGTCACGCGGTATAATTCTTGTGCAATAGCTTGGAATTTCTCGAATGTCCACTGATTTATGTTACCGTTATATGTACGCAGATTGTCGTATGGGGGTGATGTAACGGTTAAATCTACAAAGCCGTCCGGAATCCTTTTCATCCCCTCTAAACAATCCTCGTTATAAATCCTGTTTAATTCAATCATTAAATCCACCCCCCAGCTATATCTCCTGTATCGGCATACCCATGCCCTTTGCAAAACTGTACTCGATGCTGCACCCTCGGCTATCCTCCCATCCCTCGCAAAGCCAGAGTTCGTCACACCGCCTTAGCATTTCAAGACAGTGTTCCATGCCCTTGTCATATGGCACGTCGTGGTAATAGTACCCCGTCGCGTGGAGCGGACTGTAAAACACATAGTCCGGATATTCTCGCATCAGCCGACGCAGGATTTTTTCGACCTTCTCGACGTTCTCTTTCTTCCCTGAAAACGGGTGCGCCAAATAAATTAGCTTCATGGCTCAACCTCCATTTTTGCGCCGCAGAATGGGCAATATTTAAACCTTGACAAGTTTTCGCCTTCTGTTAGACCCATTGAAATATTGCAAGCAGAACAAGTTCTAAAATTTTCATTAATTCCGTGCGTCCACTTCCCGCGCACCACAGGCACAGCGTCGGCGCGGCGGTTCCAAGCGGCTATGGCTTGTTCTCCCGTTTCATCCCCGCACCAGTCAAACATGACACGACAACACCGTATTCTTGCGTAGTCGAAAAACCCGTCATTGAATAATTCGAGTATTGGCGTTCCCCCGCAAAACGGACAGGGCAGCAATTTTTCAGTCATGGCTCTACCTCCAATCGCTTACCGCAACGCGGGCAGTATAAAGCATTTTGTAATATACGATGTGCTCCCGTATTGCAAAACGCACACCCCTTCTCTCGTTCAGCCTTTTCGCGCAGGGCTTCGATAGCTACCTCTAAGGCAAAATCAATTCGTGACGTGAAGATGCTGTTATCAAGCAGGTCTTGTAGCGTTGCCAGCGCACGTTCTATCTCATTCATGCTGTGCCTCCTTTGGTTCGTGGTCAAAGAACTCCACACGGTCGAAGCGTTCCGGAAACCAGTCGTCATGCTGAAAAAAGACAAGTATCTCCGAATTTCCTATTTCCGTCTTTTCCTCAATCCGCTCTAACACTTCCCATGTACCGTTCCCATTTCTCCAGCGCCTATATACCGGCTTTCCCACCCGCTCTTTCAACTGCTCCAGCGTCAGCGGCTTCGGGTTCTCCCGTTCAGCCTTCTCGCGGAGGGCTTCAAGTGCAATCTCAAAAGCGGCTTCTCTTTCGTATTGGCACATCGGACTTGCGAAGTCACATTCTCCGTTTGCACATTTGTTGTCGCTCTTTCTGAAAAAACATTCTATTATTTTTATCGCCTGTTCAATGTTCATTTTGCATCTCCTTCCTCTGCATCGCCGCGCCATTCCCAGTTATTGCCGTTGTTGTAATCGCATCCAGCGCAAATCTCACGGACATATCCAGCGTCATATTTACACGCAAAGCATTTCCATCCGCTCTTTTTTCGTAAGGCGTTCAAATCCTCCACCGCCTTGTCTGCCCTGCGCTTCTCTTTGGCAAGCTGGGCTTGCAGGGATTCGATGAGGTCTGCGGCTTTAGCCATTGTTTCAGCAGCGAATACCCACTCATCGTTTTCTGACAGCCAGCGCAGTTCTTTTATAATTTCCTCAGCGTTCATCGCCCTGCTCCTTTCCCCATATCTGGCACCCTATAAGCTTTGCGCATCCGTACACGTTCGGCTTGCATTTATGCGTAGATACAATGTGAGTTTTGATACCGATGTGTTCGGCATATTCAAGCATCTCAACGCTGTGCTTTGTATCGTAGTCGAATCGGTTCAAGTTTTGAGCTTTTCCTTTTTCTTGAAATACCTTTCCGCAGTTTTGGCATTTGAAAATGTACCACAATCCCTTTTTCATTGTTCCTGCTCCTTTCTAAGCGCGGCTTCGGCTTCTTCGCGGGTGAGGAATACGGTTTTGCCAAACTGTCCAATCGCGCCATATGTAAATATAGTTTCGGTTATTCCGGGATATGGACAATCACCAAACAAGCATGGTTCATCTTTTTGGAGACTTCTGCACATTTCACAATCTTGGGAAACAAAATATACTTTTGTCCCAATCTTACACGGCAGCACCACCAGCCGCCCGTCCGCCTTGGCTTTCGCAAGCTCCGCTACTTCCTCCGGCGTAAGCCCCGTGTCCTCGTAGGCGGCAAGGGCATTGATTATCTGCTGTCCTGCACTGTTTGTCAGTCCTCCAAAGCCGTTGTTCGGTATTGCGCTTCCGGCTCCGTTTCTGCGTGTTAGTCTGTTCATGGCTCACTCTCCTTTCACTCCACTATCTCTCCGTTTCGTAACGCTTCACGCGCCGCATAGTACATTAATCCGTATATGATTTGCCCTGATTCTGAGGGCTTACAAAATATTACCGTGATGTTGTACCGTATTTGCCACGACAACAGCGTGGCGATCAGCGATTTAGGTTCTAGTTTTGAGCGGTAATTGTGGAGGTATATGTCAGAGAGAGATGCGTTTTCGACAAGCAGAAACACTTTCAACCCTTCCGCTTTCGCCCTTGTAAACTCGTCAGCTAGCCGCTGACGGTCAACTGTGAAGTTCCCGCAGAGTTCATCCAGCGACGCCTTTCGCTCCACAACCACCTCATGCTCCAGTGTCATGTCGCCTATCATGGCGCTGTAGTCGCCCGTTTCCAGCTTGCGGGTAGTGTAGGGTACTCCGCGTTTATCGAAGTACCCCGTCACATGCCCGTTTTCCCTCTCCCTACTATCAGCGATTATGGTTAGCCGTTTGAGCTGTTCGGCTATTTCCTTGTTCGTGTAGTATCGCCTCAAAACGGATCATCCTCCGGGTCAAGCGGTTCAGCACCTTCCAGATCCTCACCGAGCGTTGTCACCGTCTGTCTCTGCGGCATCTCACCAACCCACGGCGGCAGCTTTTCGGCGCGTTTCGGGTCGATGTAATATTGCACCTTGAGATAGCCGTTTTCGTCCTCTTTGAAACGTGCAGCGCCTACCGCACCAACCCATGTCAGCAGATTGAAGTTCCCTTCCTCAATTCCTGTGCTGTCGAAAAACTGTGTCATTTTACGGTTAAAGTATTCGCCCTCCACGATGTAGTCATTGACCGTAAAAGATGCGCCGTTTGGCTTGAGCGATACAACAATCATGTTTTTACCGGATTTCGACACCTTTTCCTCGGCACTCACTACCTCAAAGCGGTGATCTCCTGCGGCAATATTTGTGCTTTCTTCTCTGACATAGTTCCAGTTAGTCATTTGCAACCTCCTGTTTTTGTAATTTTTCTACGGTTTCAGCCAGCTCTTTTTCGAGCCGGTAAAGAATCCCTTTTGCCGATACGTTCCAGCAGAGCGTTTCGCACCATTCGCTTTTGAAAAACTTGCGTAACGAATCAAATGTGATGTCCTGTGTGATGCCGTCCATATACCCTTTGGGCGATAACATCTTCTGGCACAGCATACGCCAGTCCTTGACCGCTTGCTCGACTATTGCGTGGGCGAGTTCGCCGTAGGCTTCGTTTTGGGTCATATGCGCAACCTCTTAGCAATCATCCTCAGCGCCTGTTCATACTCTTTCGGCGGCAACTTCTGTTTTTGGAGCAGGGCTTTGGCGGCTTCGTATTTCTCATACTTTGTCATCAGTATTTCGACCTCCAATTGCTTACATAGATTTCAATGAGATTCAACCTGTCCAGATAATCCATAAAATGCTTTATCGTCCGCTCAATCGGTTCGACATCGTCCGGGCGGTAGGTTTCGGTATACACATACTCGCCATCGCAGATTTTGTAGTCGAATCGGTACGCTTCTGGCACAAGCGCCAGATATAACGGGTGCTGGGGACTGTCCAAGTATTTACCGACCTTGTATGTTTTACTGTACTTGGTGTCATAAACCACCCCGGCCTTGAGGTAGTCGAGCACCCCGTACAGCACAAAGCCTACCCCCTCTACATTGATTTCCTTGGACAGCCTCACCTGCTGCTGTGCGCCCTCCAGCACCCTGCCTAGCTTTGTTATTGGCTTGTACCATTCATGCGTCGGCTCGATTTCTGCGCCGTTTAGGACGGCGTTCAGAACGTTCTCAAAGCGGATCCCCTCAAGCATGGCCTTGCTCTGTTGCATAGGTTCTTTGCGTAGTGTTTTAAGAAAATCGTCGTATCCGTCCTCGCGCTTGTATGACCAAAGCCATGATGAAAGTAAACTTTGTGTGATTAAAAAGCGGTTACTCGGCTTTGGCGACATAAGTTTTTGCCT